TGTGCCACAACACGCTTGACGGTCGCGGTCACGCCGCCCTGTGTCAGCGTCGCGCCGTCAGCAGGAGTGGCAACTGAGCCAGTCGTAAAGCTGACCGTCTTGTAGAACGGCACAAGCGTCCAGCCGGACGCGCTCTGCTTGTAAATGGCCACAGCAGTGTTTCCTGCGTTGGCCCGAAAAGCATACACGTTATCGACGCCATTGAATGCCATGGCCACGACGCCAGTAATTGGGCCAGTGCCCGGAACTGCACCAATCAATGCCCGGTAAACATCTGCAGCCAAAGCGGTATACTGTGCGGCAAGCAAAGACGAAATGGGAACCGTTTGTGAGGTAACGGTGCCAATTAGAGTGGCCCCAACAGACACGTTGTGTGTGAAATCGAATAGCCCCGTGACCGCAGTAACAGCCATGTAATACGCGCTTGAAGTGGCATCACTTACGACAGCGATAACTTTTCCTGTCGCCCCACTCGTTGCTTGTGTAATCGTATTGCCAATCGCCGGTACATTCGTAAACGACGAAACTTGAATGATCTGGTATGTGGCCGAGCTGGGCGAAGTGTGGCCATCAAAGCGCTCATACCCTTCAATACGGGCATACCCACCAAACTGGCTGCACTCGAAATTCAGAGCATCGCGGCACGCGCCCGGCTGGAGCTGCAGTGTGGGGGTCGTTTGGTCTAGGCCGCCGGGCGACGAGACGCCAGCATTGTTCACAGTGCTGCCCAGCCGGGTCTCAGAGTACCTGACCGGTGTCATGACAGTAGAGGACAATGCCTTAGACCTCATCAGCAAAGTGCTCCAGCAAAGCCGATCGTCGGGGAATAGTTCACTTCAAGTTCAGCCATCAACTTGTCGTAGCCAGCCTGACCGCGCTGGAAGACTTCCGACGCAGATTCATACCCTGCGTACATCTGCATGGCTAAATAAACAATCGCCATGTGGAAGTGTGCTGGCAGGCCAGTAGGCAAATCAGTGTCAGAGGAGAACTGTGTTGGTGCGACATAGTAGTCACCCGTGATCGTGTAAGACCCGTCAGATGGGGGCCCAACACACAAAGACTTGTCAGGCCCGATGGCGACCGCGACGGGCCGCGTTTTCACATTACGCATCGCGCCATACATGTAGGAATTGCGCCAGCTTTCGTAAGTGATTGGGTCCATGAAGATTTCATTCGTGTACCCAGACGCCGTAGAATAATTGCGAAAACTGTTGACGTCCCACTTACCAAGGTTCGCCATCGTGACGCCGACCGTTCCGGCCCCAGTCCCCGCGGGATACGAGGACTGGCCGGACACGGTGGCAAACGAGACACCGCCCCCGATAAGATAGCTAGACTTCATCCACGTCCAGTCATCGTGCTTGGTTTGGAGTTCATACCAAGCCTGATTGATCCAAGTCACGATGCGCAGAAGACTGCCAACTTGCCCAAAGGTTGTCGTCAGCGTTCCGCTAACACCGGCTTCCTGCGCAAGTCTCTGGGAAAGTTGGAGGTAATTCATAAATTACATATTCCTGCGACGGATTTCGTTGAGCCACGCATTCCCGAGAGGGTTCTTGTCGTGCAAGATCGAGAAGGAATGAACTGCCGTGGTAAAACGCTTCACGCGATTTTCCCGGTCATTCGCCGCATCAGTCTTGGTCTCAAGGACTTCAGTGGTGACGTTGTCGATCTTGGCGCGCAAAATAACTTCAACATACTTACGCTTGACGACCAAGGGGACTGCGACCGGCAGATAGCCAAAGGCGACCCACTTGTCGTTAATGAAAACTTCGGCTCCCTTGCCGTTTACCCAAATCGGAAACCAAGTCGCCGCGTTCTTGTCGGTGCTCGGCTCAAGGCGGATGGTGACAGGCTCTTCGTTGAAGGCAAGTTCATCCAGATAATCTTTGTTCAACGGCTTGTCAGCGATGACAATGTTCTCGCGGCCTTTCAGTGCGCTGTCGCCGACCAGATCATCGAACTGGTCGATCTTAACGCTGTCGGTGTGTACTTCATGACGGGGCATACTTTTCTCCTTGGAAAAAGACGGTGGGCAGCACCATGCCGCCCACCGTTTAGGCTATTAAGAAACCTGCGGACGATCCGGCAGGGTGCAGACGTCCACGAACGTGTAGGTAACGCCCGTAACCGACGACAGGTTGTTGGTGCCGAAGGTCCAAGTAGCAACGGCAGTCGCGCCCAGCTGCACAATGATGTACCCGATCGGGCAGAAATCACTGTTACCACTGTTCGGGCCAGCCACACCAACACCACCAAACTGGGGGCATTGATGAAGTTGCCGCTGACGTCCAGAGCTTCGATGGTGCCCTGAACAACCTTGAGCGTGCCAGCAGCGTTGAGGCCAACCGTGAATACACAACCATACCCCAAAGCAGTGTTAGGGGCAGTGTTGGGGATCGGGATCGGCTTGAAGGCAGCGCCAGTGCTAAAGTCCACGGTGGGCGTGGCGACGTTGGTCAACGCCGCCTTGTTGTAGATTTTGCCCTTGATGACGTAGACCGTAACCTGAGAAGTAGCGCCCGTCGGAACAGTGGTCACAGTGGTGGTCGTACCGGCCTGCAAGACATTCTTAGAAAGGCACATAGTCAGAGGGATAGAAGCTTGATAGTCCATTTTAGATGTCTCCTTTCATGAGACAGAAGTGTGATGACTGGTTAATTGCCAATCAGACAAGCGGGATCGAAGGCGATGCCGTTGATGTAGACCGCGCCGGGGACGACAGTGCCGTCATCCAGAGCAGTGGTATTACCAACGAAGTTGCCGGTGCCAGTCGGTGCGATGATGACGAAACCGATCAGCGCCTTCTTCTGGGGGAACTGCGGGAACACAACTTTAGCAAGCGTGGACCCTGCCGTCCCCATCGCCGAGGTCTTAGTACCGGCGGAATCGATGAAGAAGCAGAACACGTTGAAAGTGGCATTCACAACAGTACCAGACAATGCGGGCATATCCGTCGCGGCGGTGATCTTCTGCAAGACACCGTTCGCAACGAGATAACAGTCAGCGGCACCGGATTTAACCAGCACGCCGCCACCCGCTTTGATCACAAGGCCCGCCGTATTCAAGGCAACGGAAGTCTGGCGATCGAAGACCGGCAGGAACAACTGACGCAGTGCGTACTGCGACGAGAAGTCCCTGATCGGTTCAAGCCACCGGGTAAGGGTGTCAGTAAACATAGGTTGTTTCCTTTCCTAAGAAATTAGGGGGTCAACCCGGGGTTACGACAGAACCTTGGAGCCAACGAAACCGACAGCCATCCAGCCCTGATTTTCAATCATCACAGCTTTCCACCAGATCGTGCCCGCATAGCCACGCTGGCCAAGCGGATCCGACTTCGACTTCTCGCCCGGGGGCAGATAGGTCGGGTTGAGGCTGTCCTTGCCGCGAACCGCGACCTGACCCCAAGCATCCGCCGCAGCGACGATGAAGGGATACACGTCGAGGCTGGTGCCAGTGGTCGAGTACAGACCAGTGGAACCAATCGCCGCGCCACCATCCTGAATGGACGGCAGATCGGGAGAAGTGATGAAGCGGAAGCGTTCGCACTTGCCGATTTCGTTCGGCATGGCAGTACCCGTCGCATACTTCTCAGCAGGGATGAAGTTGGGCAGATCGCGAATGTCGGGCTCAAGATCCGTGTGGCAATACACCGTGTAACCGGGTGCCACGGCATCGGTGCCGTAATTCTGCGAAGCCTTCAACATCGCGTTGACCGGCTTGCCGTGATTGGCCTGCAGATTCTTCGCGATCTTGCGGACCATACCCAACGTCAGACCACCATTGACGGTGGCAATGGTCGTGCCAGTGCCGCCGAAATACTGGTTGGTGCAAGCGCGCAGGGCCCCGTACAGGATCATTTCGTTGACGAACGTGACGCGCTCGCCAATCTGGGTGATCATGGCCTGCGGGATGTCATCTTCGTACAGGTCATAGGTCTTGTCGGTGAAACCGTACAAGCAGCTGTACTGCTGCATCACAACAGTGATGTCCAGCGGGATGATGCTGTCGGGCAGGGGGGTGACGCCTTCAGCCGTCTGATGCGCCTGCACAATCACGTTACCGCGATCGCCAGTACCGTTCTGGAAGAACTGGTTCTGGGTGCTGGCGCTCGTAGTCGTGGAACCGTAGGGGAGCCACTTACGAGCGACGTAGGTGTCGGACTGGTTCTTGGGGAACGGGATCTGACGACCCGTACGACCAAGGACTTCAACCGGCACAGCGTGCGCAAGGATCTGGCCCTTGTACTTGTTGAGCCGACCGGGGGTCATTGTAAAGTTCTGCAAAGCCATTTGGTATTGTTACCTTTCGAAGGGGGTTAGCCGACGCGAAAGCCTTCTTCGAAGCTGTCGTCATCGGTTTTAGAGGGTGCTGGCGGATTGCCGTCACCTTTCGGCTGAACTGCGGCCTTTATCGCGGCCCGGCGAGCCGCGTCCTTCGGAGTTTCTTGCCTTGACGCGGGAGGCGGCGTTTTCGTCGCTTCCTTGAACCTATCGATCGCCTTTGCCAACACAGACGCAGATTGTGTGGAAACTATCTTGGTTCGGTACGCCTCGGGTTGCGTGGAGAGCCATTTCCTGAACGGATTGTTCGGATCAGCTTTCTCCGCGTTATCGACAGCGCCCACAAGGTCTTTCCAACCGGGATGGTCATCCTCCAGCGCGTCTATCTCACGCTGCTTGATGCCATCGGCGATCAGTTTGCTGACCACTGCGGGATCGACAGACGCGGTATCAGCGACACCAGTGCCGCGCGTTCCTTTGAGAACTTTCTCAAAGACAGCACGTTGGTGCTTGGCAAATTCCGGGTAGTCCTCGGCCATGTCGGCGAACATCTCGTCCGTAAGCTGGACGTTTTCGCCTTTCGGGGTCGAGGCCTGCAACTGTTTGACGATGTCCTGAAGACCGCCAACTGTCCCAAAAGCCTTGTCGAATTTCTTGTCGAAGTCGCCAACCTTTGTGGCGGCGGCTTCAAGAGCCTCGAACTGGGCCTTGGTGATCTGGACGTACTCAGGCTGTGGCGCAGGCGGCGTCTCAACGACGGGCTCGGCCACTACTTTCACAGGTTCGTTGGCATTCGGCAAAGTTTCAGCCACCACAGACGCCGCCATTTCCGGTGCCGTCTCAGTCGCAGTGAAGCCTTCGTCGAAGTCCTTATCGAATCCTGTGTCGTCAACAATCTCTGTCTTGTCTGCCATTTGAAACTCCTAAGACCAGCGGCGTCGCCGTCGCTGGCACCTGTTTAACCGTCAGTCGGAAATGACCGGCGATGTGTCGCCCAAGGCAATTATGGCCTTGAGAGTTTGGATCTGACCACGAAGTGTCGCGGTCTGAAATTGGTCAAGTGTGGGGCTGTCGTTTCTGCCGCGCGCGTCTTTGAGCTTGGTCTCAAGATGCTCGACAAGCTTGCGCCATGTCGGGCTGATCTTGTCACCGGGCGTCAGAAAGAAGTCTACCTTGTATTCGTTCATTGACTAAATCCCCGACCATTGGGCGCGCGGCCCGGCGTCTGCGCCAGCGGCTTCGCGACGGTGCGCGGGTTGGTATGCGACGGCTGTCTCTTAACGCCGTTGCCGCCAGTATTGTCCGGCTGCGGGTTGTGATGCTTGTGAAGATCCACTGCATTGTCGGCGGCATTCAGGTCACGCTGCGCTTGCAGCGTCATAGCCGTCTTGGCCAGCTGCATCTTCGCCTGCGCCAGAGTAATGTTGTTGCGATTGGCGTAATCCATCAGAGCGATGTTGTGCTTCATCTGGATCTCGTGCAGACGGACAGTGGCCTCGACCTGTGTGCGCTGCTGTTCGGCAGCAATGCGCGCGGTATCGTTCTGCGTGTCCTGACCAGCGAGCGCCTGCTCGGCTTGGTGCAGCTGCGCTTCGTGCTGCACGGTCTGCTGCGCCACGCCCTGCTTTGCCACGATGCCGTCGCGGATCACGCTGGCATTGATGTTGGCAACCTGAACCGGGACCGGCGGCGGCTGGTTCTTGGCCATGTCGGCCATCTCTTCGTCGGTATATTTAAGGTCGGAAGGCGCAAAGCTCTTGGACTTCAGGAATTCCTCGGCGCAACGCTTGGGGTCGATGCCATACGCCGGGTTCAGCGAGACGGGCAGCAATTGAGCAAGCGTCTGGTTCTGGATCGCACGTTCGACCAGCGCGATCGAGCCGTGGGCATTGATGACGAAGTCGCCCTTCTCTTCCTCGGGCACGTCGGGGTCCAGCAGCAGATACTCATAAGACTGTCGGACCAATGGCTCAGTGACGCTGTCGTCGAATGCCCAGCCGATGTTGCGCAGCAGTTGGTTGGCATTGTTGTCCTGCAGCTGGGTCGCGCCAAAGGTTTCCGGCGTCGTGGCACCGGACTGGCCCTGTGTCACCAACGGAATGGACGTGACTTGTTCGGCCTGCTTTTCAGACAGGTCGATAATCTTGAGCATTTGGTCAGTGACGTTCGGGATCTCGTGGATCGCAAAGGCGTCGTTGACATTCTGGCCGGGGCTGTCGGCGGATTTGTACCAGACCTTGTCCGGCGTGATCGCCATGTTGCCATCGGCGGGCATGATGGACCCACGATCAATTACGACCTGACTGCCAGCAGACTTGCCAGCATTGTTGAGCATCGACCGCGTAGCGGCGTTGAGCATGCGCTGCGGCGCGCGGAGCTGCTCGGCGACGCCCATGCCTGCCCAGTAACCAGCGCGCCGCTGCCAATTCATGACGTGGTAGGGGAATTCGCCGCTATCGAGCGGGTTAACTGTAGCGCGGACCACAGTCCTGTTGATCATGGTCACGATCGTATAGATCTGTTTCTTGTCTTCCGGCACGCTGTCTTTGGTCACCGGCTTGCCACTTGCTGAACAGACGCAGTTCAACTCGTCACGGGTCAGCATGCCGTAATAGTACCAGACTTCAAAACGACCCTTCTTAAGCTCTTGATCATTCAGCCGCGAGGGTGTGCCCTCACTTGAATTGGTCGTGAGATGTGGGCCTTCAGTTATAACCTTGTCGATCTGGGAGGCCACATACCCATCAAGCTTCTTGAGATTGCGCACCTGACGGGTGGACAAGTAGTCACGTTCGAAAAGGTATTCGCCGTTGTGAATGTCTTCACCACTCGACGGGTCTGGGAAAAGATTACGCAGTGAGACCCACTCATAGCCGGGCTTGATGCTGTCCTTGATCTCAACGCTGACGCCGCCGTCCTTCTTGTCCTTGTTGACGACAATGCCGCGCGACGCTTTCGGGAATGGCCCCTTCATGACGCCAGAGCCAAGCTTGGCGGCATCGAAGATGACCTTGCGGGCCTCCATCGTGTAGTGAGACTCGACCATCCAGTCGTAGATGCGCGTCTCGGCCATTTTGGCCTTCTTGCGCGCAAGTTCGAGGTTCTCCTTGGCCAAATCCGCGACAGTCAGCGGAACGCGCTGGGCAGGAGCCGGGCCAGCGGGCGCAGGACCAGCTGCCCCAGCTTGGACCGCTCCAGCTGGGGCAGCGGCAGGCATCGCACCAGCAGCCGGAGGGGGGAGAAGTCCCCCCGATTGGGGCGGTGGGCCCGGGGGTGACGGCGGGGCTGCCATCATTGGTGAACCGGGAGGCGGCGATGCGGCGGGCACTTCGCCCGGCTTCGCAGGCCGCGTCAGCGGAATTCCGTTGGCACCGACGACCTGAGAGTGGTCATCCTTCGCCTTAATCAGGTCGGGCAGCGGCGTCTCACAAATCGAGAACGCCTTGTCGTTGGCGGGAAGCAATATCTCACAAAGCTTCGCCGTGCCAGCATCGACGTAACGCGCCGTCAGACGCAGGAAGACGGTCGATCTGTGGTCAGTGGCCTGCGGCGCAGTCTTGCCCGTCGTGACTGGGCCGTCAGAGCTGTACGGCTTCGACCAACTGCCACCGAACTCGCCGCGATTGGCGGCGTCGATGCCGATGTAGGCCTCTTCGCATTCGTCCCATATCGTTTCAATACCCGAGGATGCCCTCGCCGCCTTGGCATCATCACGCTTCTGCGCGATGACAAGGCTGATCGATTCCAGTGTATCCGGTGTCGGATCCAGATGGACTGTGATCAGGTCTGCAACATCTTCTGGCAGACCGGCGAGGTCATCCTTGGTAATGCTCATTCGGTAACAAGGTCTCCGAGAACGATGAAGTCATGGGCAGTGATGCTGCCATCAGCCAGATCATCGCCCGGGCACAGATGATCCAACGGGATCGGCTCCACATCGACTTCGATCTCTTTGTTGGCGATCTCTCCCCACACAGCAAGAAACTCTTCAGCCTTGTCGTCCGGCACCGAGAACTCGGCGCTCTCGATTTCCTTGGGCGGCAGCTTGTCCAGATGACCGGCTGTGACCATGGCTTCGCGCATTCCGGCATCGATGTGTGAGGCGTCCGGGTTCGGAACCATCGGGTGGTAGTTGTACGCCTTGATCAGCTCATCGCGCTTGGCATTGACGATCAAGAACTCAGCATTGAGCTTGGGGTGCATGCGAGCAAGGCGGTACTTGCCCTTCTGCGGCATGGCGCGGTCTTCGCGGATGATCTGCGAAAGCACGATGGTCGCGTCCATCAAGTGTTGAACTTTCAGTTTCATAGGCATTCTTGCGGTCCTCAAAGTATCCGGCGCAGCACAATTGCCCACCGGAATGCGGTCAGTTATTCCATGTGACTTCAATGTTCTGCAGCACGACGTCATTGGCGGCACCAGTCGTCGAGGAGGCACCAGTCACGGTTATGTACAGCGGGCCATTCTCGACACCAGTCAGGGACACTGGAGCAGTCGTGCCGACATGCGACACGCCGGTGATGATGCCCATGTTGACACCGATCTGGGTGTTGGAGCCGGGGACGCCATACTTCGTGACTTGGGCGTTGGCGTTCCATCCGCCGGTGTTGGTCGTCACGACACCGGAATCAGCGATGATGGCGGATGCCGTGCTGACAACAGGCTGGCCAACGGTCTGAAAGTCGGAGCCAAAGTAGATGCGGATGACTTTGTTGTTGCCTGTCGCGGCGAACTTGCCAGCCGCGAAGAACGACAGCACGCGGCTCTGAATGCCGTCAAAGGAGTTGGCCGGGATCAGCGCCGTGGCCAGCACAGTGTTGGTGGTCACAGCGGCATTGCCTTGGATCGCAGCGCCCGCGTTGGAGTAGATGTTACCACCAGACCGCACAGTGACGCCGCCGCCCGCAGTGGACGAGCCGGGAAGCACTGCCACGTTGCCGCTGATCATGGCGACCAGCAAGTCCTGCAGCGCCTTGTTGTTGCCGTAAGCGGCGAGCGAGGCCAGACGCAGCGCGTCGGCGGTGGTCATCTGGTTGACGGGAGAGATAAAGGCCATTGGTTTCGCTCCTTAAGCGCGGAAGGGTTCGATGACTGTCATGTTAACAGGGCCTGCGGCAGCGAACTTCAAACGCACCAAAAGCACGGGCGTGGTGATCGAGCCCGCGAACGTGGCGCTCTTGCCAGTGATGGTGGCGTGCGCGAGCCACGACGTGGCGTCGAGGCCTGCGGGCGTCGCGTCGGCAGTGTACTCCACGGCGTAGGTCGGCGAACCAGACGGCACGCGGCAGAAGATACCGATATTGATAACAGGATCGCGCAGCGCATCCAGCATCAACTCCGCGCCCACAGACGCAGCAGTCCAGCCAATGTTGAACGTATCCGCACCAGTGGTGGCGGAGATGGTGACCGACGTGACGGTGTTGAAATACTTGGTGGTGGTCACAGCGACGGCACCATTGGGCCCGGCGATGGCCTCGCTAATCGGCCTGCCATTCGCGTCAGTGCCCGTGATGGTCACGGTCTTCGCGCTGTGATTGGTGGCAGCAATTCCAGTGAAGGTAATCAGGTGGCCGCAGTTATCGGCGGCACCATTAGCGGCGAGCACATAACCGCCACCAGCCCATGCAACACCAGATGCGATGCCTGTAGCGTTGAGCGCAGCGCTTGTGTAGCTCTGGTACTGTGTCCGCATGAAAATCCCCTAAAGCGCGCCGCGCGTTATGATGGTGAACGATCTTTTCAATTCGCCGCGCCGCATGCGATTTCCGCGCGGCGTCAATCATAAATTTTAATTCTACTCTTGCGCTGTAATCGTATTCGTGTCAGCGCGCAAGAGGCTTTCAGTTTCGTAACGATTAGCCGAGCATGCCCATCGATGGGTCAGAGTTTACGAATGCTGGCAACAATTCCTGACGCACGTCTCCATCGTTGATGATCTGGTCAATCACCTCTGCTGCAGCCCCAAATGCGTCGCATCCGTGGGAGTACTGATCATGCTTCGGTGAGCCCGGCTCACCAGTAGTCGTCGGCACGCTGCGCCGGTAATGCTTGAGGCACTCGATCAGACGTGCGCCGCCGAGCCATCCGGTCTCTCGCTTGAATGCCGTGTTGTCGATGTAGATGCGTGGGAACATCATGCGCGCCGCCTTGATGCGCGCCTCTGGATCCGTGCGGTCCATGGGCGGCTTGACCTTGCGCCCCAGCCGTTTGAGCGTGATGTAGGGGTTGGTGCCGGTCTGCGGGTTGGAGTTGCGCGCGTCGTGCGGCAGCCAGTCCCATCCCCAATTGTACTTCAGCGCGTTGAGGTCGCGCACGATCTCGTCATACCGCTGAAAGCTGTCTTCGAAGTAGTTGATGACGTAGGCGACTGACGGCAGCGGCTTCTGGATCATCACCACGGTCATGGCATCGTTCCAGCCCAAGTCCCACACGCAGTGCACGGGAAGGCGCGGGTCGTATGGCAGCGGCCTGATGCGCTGCGTCACGGCCATCTCGTTCATCTCGCGGCCATAGATCGCGCCAGCGATAGACGTCCTGCACTTGCCCTCCCAGATGTTCTCGTAATCGTCCGGCGAGACTTTCTTGCAATGCTTGCGCTCACGGTCGAGCACCTCGGGAAAGTGCTTGTTGTCGTACCAGTTGAGTTCGACAGACACGCAGTCGAATGGTGCCTCATCAGTCGGCGGGTTGACCACGAAGCGTTGCCACACTGGATCGGTGTCCATGTCAGGATTGAACGTGGCCCATATCTCGCTGTGCTTCGCCCGGATCGTCGGGATCAACACCGACCAGCTGCGCTCAGACACACCCTGCGCCTCTTCCACCCACACGATGTCCACGCCCTCGAAGCTCTTGATCGAGTCCACTGTGTGACGCCCAAGGCCCGTGAACGTGATCTCAGTGCCATTGGCACCGCGTATCTCATTGTCGAGAATTTGATAGAAGCCGCCGAGGCCCAGCTTCGCGATGCGATCGGACAGCAGCTTGTGAACCGACTGCTTGATCGAGTCCTGCACCTCACGGGCGCACAGAATGCGCAGCTTATTCGCGGCACCAAGCGCCAGCAATGCATCGGCTGCCGACCAAGACTTGCCCCCGCCGCGACCGCCTCGCATCACCTTGAAGCGGTGCCTCTCCATCAAGAAGCCGCATTTCTTCGGCAGACGGATGGGGATCACGCGGGCCGCCTGCTCAACAGCGACACCAACGCGCGGCGCGTCATCCACGAGGTCTGAGTTATTCATTTTCTCTTTTTGCGCGTGTGTTGCAGCGGCGGCAGCGCCGCAATTGCCTCACGCAAGCGGTATGCGGCCTGACGCTCTGCATTCGTGGCGTACTTGCGTGGCCTGCCGCCCTTCGACTTGTCGATCCCGGCCTGCTGCTTGAGCGCGCGGGCCATCTTGCTGCGCCCATCGGTACACCCCGACGCAGGCACGGCCACAGGCTCATCGGGCGGCATCTCGACCACGATCGTGTACGAGGTCACGTCTTCGGTCACGAGGTCGAGGTTCGGGTCCACGACAACAGCGCGCGCCGATTTGCTCTCGTCATCGTCGGAATTGTCAATGTCTAAATGCTCGCGGCTCTCGACAGGCGTGAACTTCAGGCCCTCAGTCCGCTGAAATCTGACAGGCGCGCCGCGCACCGGATCGATCGTCTCTTGGATGTCGTCGTTCGCAATCGATCTGGGAGCAGACGGCGTCTCCCGCTTCAACGTGTCCCAAAGACCAGCCATCAGCGCCACAGCCACCGAGCAATGACGAACGGGCTCATCATCAGCCCAACGCTGAAACAGAAAAACCAGAAGTCAGCATCACAAAGCACGTCAACCATTCGCGTCACTCCAAAATGATTTGCAGTGCGAGATTGTTGCTCTTCTGCGAATTATCTTTCTCGTATCCGCCCAAATACTTCATGGACATATCGATCGCAGACAACTTGTTGAATGGCACGACGCCGTTCTTGCCCTCGTGCGAAATCGCTGCAGACGTTGCGTCGTCGAGCAAGTGGCGCGGGATCAACGTGCCGTCAGGATAAAACAATTTGCGCTGATCAAATTGCGCGACAGCAGCGATTTGCTGAAGAGTTTTTTCCAGAGTTAGTTCAACCTTTTCAAAGACTTTGCCCGATAATTGCGCAATTCTTTTCGTAACGGTTGGGTCCGCAAGGAGCTGACTTGCCGACGACTTTGCGCCATCCGGCGAGTAGCCGACAGCGATATACGCCTGCGTCGCGTTACGACCGTTGGCAACATAAGTCCTGCAAAACAATTCGTGGCGCGTGCTCAAAGTCTTTGTTTCAACGACGCTATCAACGGCGTTGGTGTCATCGACTAGGTCTTCGTTCGCCATGAGATTCAACTATTTCTTGTTGCTCTTGCCAGCTTTGCTGAGAGCAATGGCAACGGCCTGCTTCTGCGGTTTGCCCGCAGCCATTTCCGTTTTGATATTCGAACTGACCGCCTTCTTGGACGATCCGGATTTCAGAGGCATAAGTTTTTTCCTTTCGTTACGGAATTACTTCCCGCCATTGATGCCGGGAAATTTCCGGTGAACAGCTGATCTGACTTCAGCCTTGACTGCCGGGCTTTTGTTGGCAACGCGCGCCAAAGCATTCCGAGCGTGACTGGCATCTGGGATAGGAAACGAACGCTTTGGCCCAGCGAAATCTTTAGCCGGAAGACTGTTGCGACCTTTGCTCGTAAGTTTAGCCATGACTTTTTCCTTTCGTTACAAAATCAGCACGCCCAATTGCGCACCCAATTCGACATAAAAATCAGCTACTTCTTCCAGCCTTCCATGGTCTTCGCGCGAACCGCATCGCGCTTGACCTCAGGATTTTTCGAACGCTCGGCCTGCGCGAGACGCGACGCCGGAATTTTCTGGGAAACCGGAATGCCCAGCTCACGGTGCAATTTGCCTTTCGAACCGCCGGGATTGAATTTCTTGGTCATGACTTTCTCCTTCGCGTTACAAAATCAACACACCCAATTTCTCACCCAGTCATTATCACCAACGCGCCACGACCACACATTCGCCAGCTCATCACCCGGCACCAAACGTGCTATGATCAACAGATCATCTACCGCATTGATGTAAACAACCGGACCATCACCAGGAATGGGCGGCGCGCCTTGGGGCACCGCTCCCTCAAGAGAGTGGAGCAGCGACACCGTGGCATCCTCAACCTTTAGGTGTCGGGGCGCTGTCGCCATTGTAGCCTGCCGCAAAGTTGTCCTCTTCAGAACCGCCGCTGCTTTCCTGCGCCGTCTTCACAAGTTCCAGAACGGCCTTCAGAAGCGGGCCCGGGCTTGAGAACTCCTGACCCTTGCTAGCCGGAGCAGTGCTGCCAGCGGTAACCGGAAGGCTCCCAACAGCAGCACTGCCGCTGTCATCCCCAGTGTCAGCAGCACCACCAGCATCACCGCCAGCGGGCTCAGAAGCGTCCTCACCAGACATCTCGTCCCCGTGCATACTCTCATCTTCATCCCCCTTTATGAGCGTGAAGCTGCCATCGCCATTGTCCATGATCGTGCACAGCACGGTGGCAGACGGCGTCGCGTCATCGGACGCAGCGTCAGCATCGGGAGCAGAATCATCGTTGCCCATTTTGGTCTTGTCGGACATACTAGCAGCGCTCATACTTTTCAGCCCCTTGATCTTGACGCGACCGCGTTTTGCGGCAGCACGACCAATGTCAGTGCCTGATTCGTTACGCCTTGTCCAGTCAAATCAAACTGGCAGCATCATCCTCATACTCAGCCCAAAACTCTTCCATACTCAAATCGCGACCCTTTTCCTTCACCATTTGTGTGAGCTTCTCCGTAAGACCCGGTTTTTTGGCAGGGTCAAAAAAGTTCAAAAGATCTTCCAGCGGCTGGTAATCGGGATAATTATCAACCAACTTTTCCGCTTTGCGCCACGCCTGAATATCGCGCAACAACGCGGCATGTGAGGATGGCTCGTCACCGCGCGGGCCACCCTTACGGTGCGCCGGACACTTTCGCGTCAGACCCGTAATCCGTTTTTTGTGAAATTTTGTACTAGTGACAAATTCCGCGCCACAGTCAGAGCATTTCGACAGCCAACGATAGTAAACCCACTTCGGTCCCTTGATCGTGGGGTGCAGCACGGTGGCCAATTTTGCCATCAAATACGTCTGCCCATTGGGTGCCTCAAATTCCACGCCCTCCCGGATGGGACCAACGGGCTGCCGAGCCAAAAACGCATCATAGGCATCCGCGAACGATTCCGCGCCATCGGGGCCGCCCCGCCTGACAGGATTGTCTTGGCGGGCCAAGGCGTACCACCCCGCCGCCTCGTCCTCATCGTCGTAGGCTCCCAAATAAACCCGCCTACCCTTAATCGTAATCGACGCCACAAACTTTTTGATCCTGCGATCGTAGCAAACGCCGCGCATGCATTTCCTGCCCCGCTTGCCGGGGGTGTTATTTTCGAGGGTGTCGGTCATCTTTTTCTCCGTAAACGAATCAACATAAACTCTGTAAATTATACTCATGTACTTCACTCTGTAAATTAAGGCACACTGCAAAGGGTACCCTTGGTATAAGGGTGTACCCTGTTTGCAGTAGTAGGAGCACGGATATACTGAGCATGTTCGTATGAGTGAAGATTGATAACCATTATCAAACTTCATTTAACTATGTGCTTCATTTACAGTAAACTGTAGACTAAAGTCGCACCGGGGCCCCGCCACGCCGGGGGCCGCACCATAATTGTGGCCAGCCAAATGCGACCTGAAAATAAATCAAAAACAGTATTGACCTTTATAAAATAGGCATCTATCGTACTGCCACTGACCTGAACCCAAACGGAGTGCCTCACATGACACAACGCGAAATCAAGGCCCTCGAAACCATCATAGGCAAGATCGAAACCTTGCAGCACAAGACAGGCAATGGCCGCGCCCGCAACAGCCTTGGAACTGCCAAGAATGAATTGCTCGCCCTTCTCAGCAACCCCCAATAAAGACAGAATTGAGTTGCCCGTCGCCTAACCCCATGGGGCGGCCTAACCCCACCGGCGGGGGCTTCGGCCCCCAGCCACCCCCGAAAGGACCACCAGAAATGACTTACTCAATCAAGAACCAAGCCGCGATCAACAACGGAAACGAATTAAATCTCGTTGTTCTCAAGGCGCTAGCCAGCGACAATTATGGGGTCGCTAAAATCGCGGCTGAAAAGCGTGATGGTTTTTACGCAGAAGGCTACGGCATCTCGGTCGCCGAATTAAAGGGCGAAAAGGCTCGGGCCGACGCGGATGTCTACCGCGCAGCTTTTGCCAACGGACGCCGCTAATGGAACACGATAAGCGCCACGGCGGACCCTTTGATCGCGGTTCGGCTGACAACTATTACGGTCGCCCTTTCGCCCCTCATTACTGGACCGGCGGCACAGGCAAGGGCCAGCAC